TTGCTCCTGTACCTGCGGATGTCAAAACTTGACCAGCAGTTCCTTGAGAAGCATCAAAGCTAACTGTTCCTGTAACGCTTAAATCTACAAAACTACCATTTTTAGGCGTTGTTGCACCAATGGTAATGTTATCCATTGTTCCTACATTAGTAGGCTTAATTTCAACCGAGCCTGTGCCCGTAGGATTTATATGAACATGACCAGTACCAGTAGGACTAATGTCTATTTGTGCGTTTGCACCATTAATATTTGTAGCTACATTAATTGACACATTGTCACCACCACCGCCACCCATACTAATTTGGGTTGTTCCAGCAGAGTTTTTAAGGGATAAACCGCCTGAGTTGGTAGCTTGAACGATTGGTGTAGTTACGCTAGTGGAAGCTGTTGCAGTAGTAAATGCACCTGTTGATGCGGTGGTAGCGCCAATGGTAGTACCATTAATCGTGCCGCCTGTAATTGCCACAGCGTTGGCGTTTTGCGTTGACATTGAGCCAAAGCCACTAATGTCTGTATTAGTTAATACGACTGTGCCTGTGTATCCGTTTACGCTTGTTACCGCATCGGTATTGTCTACCTTCTGCCATGCCGAGCCGTTATATACCGCCCAATCACCCACCACCCAATCTGTAATGCCGTTGAGGTTAGTGCTACCAGCAACACTAACAACATAGTAATAACCCTTAGTACCCACAGAACTGGTGAGAGTAGGTGTATTAGTGCTTGCATTCCATGTTCCTTGATAGCTTAATGCGCCTAGTACTGCGGCTGGTAACTGAGCAATAGGTACTGTGCCACTACCATCTAAACTTGCAACGCCATTAGCTACGCCTTTTGTTGCAGTTGCAACATAATCGCTAATAGTAACGCCTGACATTGAGCCGCCAGTAACAGATATGTTATTACTGTTTTGCGTAGACATCGTGCCAAGACCAGTAATGTCCGTACTTGGTACAGTTGCACTAGCTGTCATTGTTGCTGTGCCATTACCCTTTACATAACCAGTTAGGGTTGCTGCTCCAGTACCACCGTTAGCTACAGGGACAGTACCAACTAAAGTATGGTCAGCGTTCCAATCACTAGGGCGTACTAACGATGTGTCTGCATCGTCAGGTATTGTTGATACCTTACTGTGCTTTACGGTAATAGCCATTATTGGACTCCAGTAATTTTGCCGTCAGGCCCACGCATAATTGTTTTTGGCTCGTGCATTTTGGCTATCAAAGCTGCTAACATTTCTGTTAACTGCTGATTGCTCATTTGCATTTGGTCTAAAGCTGGTTTAAGTGGATGGTCTGCCATTTGTGAGTACCCCATAGAATCTTGTAGTATTTTAGCTTGTTCAACGCTTTCCATATATGCGGCAGAGCCGTCATCTAGTCCAGCACCAATACGAGCAGTTTCAAGTCTTGTTGCATTGTCTAAGTAAGCGACAAGAATAGACTTGTTGTTTTCTTCTTGTGACTTCTGCTTACTAGCTTCTAGCTTCATTTGCTCTAACTGAGCAGTAAACTGTGCCTCACGCTCATTTCTGTCGTTTTCCAACTGGAATTTAAGCTGGTTTTCTTGCGCCTGGTACTCTTGTTTAGCCTTCTCAAGCTGCATTTCCATCTGCATCTTCTGTTGCTCAAGCTGTGACTCAACTTGCATCTTCTGTTGCTCTGCCTGCATCTTTTGTTGCTCAAGTTGCATCTGTGCTTGCAATTTTTGTTGCTCTGCGGAAGGTGGTTGAGGCTGACCTTCTTTGGCTTTAGCTTGCTCACGGAATTTATCGGCAGTTTCGTCAATAATTCCTTCAAGTTGCTTACCAGCTTTGAACGCTGTAACGCCAAATTTCAGCATTTCTACTAACATTGGGGTTAATTCAGGCGCTTGTTGTGCGGCAGGTAAGGCGCTTTGCATAAATGAACTAACGGCTGACAAGAAAGCAATACGGTCTTGCTTTTCTTGCTGCTCATCTTGGTAAATCATTGAATCAGAAGTAACTTCTATGCGGAAGTTTTTACTGGCTTCATTACGCAATAAGGCTAAAGCCTGTGGAATCATCTGCCTGTCTTGTTCAGACAGTTGCATTGCACCAGAAATCTGAATCAGCGTTTCATCAGTAAAGTGATTGCAGATAATCTGCGCTTTAATGGTTAACAATGAAGTAGCAAAGTCTACGACTGCGTGTTGCTGAGTCTTTAAGCGACCAGCAGCGTTGTTTGACTTGATAATCTGTGCGCCAAGGGTTTCGCTTGGGTCGGTTTGACCACGCTGAATATCAGCAATACCCATCAATTCATAAATTTGACCCTTAACTTGCTCCATTGCTTGATAACATTGTTGCAACGCACTAGCAAATGGGGCTATGTCTACAAGGTCAATAGCACCTTTCATGCCTTGCTTTTCAGCAAATGCCATCCAGTTGTTTACTGGTATCAAGGTGTTGTTTTCGCCTTCAGAGAACAGTCGTGCTAATTCGCTGTTAGAGGCGTCATATACACCACGCACTTTAAGGGCATTGATTAAGCCGTCAATTCTGTCGCACAGAACATCTAACTCTCTTGCTTGGTCTTGGTAAATGACGAAATCAGGGATAGGTTCAAGGCTATCAGTTGTAAGAGTGGCGTAGAGAGGTTTTGGGCAAGGCCAAAAGTTTTCCAAGCCCAATGGGTCATCTCGTTCATCCAATATCTTTCCGAGGGACTTAGAAATCCACAATACTTTTCCTGTTTCTTTGTCCCAGATTTCATAGACTAGAGCCTCATATACACCATCATCAGATTTGTAAGATTGCTTGAGGTCGTCAGGTTTAGTGTCAAGCGGTATTTTGCCGCCTAATTCTTCACCAAAACGCTCAACCAATGCTGGGCGACTCATATAAACCTTGCGCCATACAGCAGTTACTTCTTCCCAAGTCCTAGCGACTGTGTGTCCAAAGTCTTTCCAATGGACATAATCTACAGGGCAACACTCGTACTCAATGCGCTCTTGGTTTTCATTCTCCATACCTTCTGGAGTTTCTGCCTCATCAGTATCTTCGGTAACGCTAAAGCCATCTTCAGGTGCGCCATCAGCTTCGCCTGACATTTCGCCAACAATGTGTGGCTCATAACGAACCCAGCTAACGCCACGACCACCTAATAAGCGGTCTAATACTGCGTTGTTCATTGCAGACTTGTAGTCACCATAATGCTCAATCTCGAACTCTAAAGCTCGCTCAAGCATCATTGAGGCTACACGCCCTATTGGGTCATTGTCCCTAAATCTACGGCTAACATCAGGGCGAGGAAGTCTTGCAAAGATAGCTGGCTGAATAGTCTGTACATTGCTCCAGAGTATGTTAAATCGAGCATTAGGGTTTCTGTCGTAGCGGCTATCATCTTTGTATTTCTTTACAATGCGGTCAACTCTGGCTTCCCATCGCTTAAATGAGCGCTCATAGCCCATAATGGTTTTGTACCAGTCTTCATAACTGTGGTCTACAGTTGCCTTGTCATTCGCCATCAAATTCTCCCTCTTGACACAACTTGCTTTTGTTTCCACAAGTCATTCAAGCTAACATCAGTTTGTCCTACCAAAAGCCCTTTGATGGAGTTATCCGTTGTGGGCAACTTAGCTTCTTCTTTCCAGGCAATACTTAACATCCTAAAAGCATCAGCACCATGAGAAGTCCAATCGTGCCTAGGTTTATCCCTAAAGACTTTCTTGTCCTCATCGTACTCACGCTGGTACTGCCTTAAACATTCAATGCCATCCTCACACTTATGGTCAAACCAAGCTCTAGTTAACGCTAGTCGTGTTGCTTGTATACCATCTTGAAGTGACAACATTGGCACAATTTTCATAGATTTTAGCTCAATTTTGTCAGAAAGTTGCTCAATTATTGACTTATTTGACGCTAATGTTTTTGCTCTTGCATCGTGAGGTAAATAATGTGTGCCATACACATAGCCTCTTTCTCGTTCTCGACTAGCAATAATGCCAGCATAAAACGCTACTGGTTGACCATTACTTGAGTGGTAATCCAGCAATCTAATCTCGCCATGCACCACTTGAAACCACCATATAGCGGTGTCATCGGAGTAACCCAAGTCCCAGGCTGTATGCACAGGAAACATAGGGTCATACTCTATTTCTCTTATGCGGCCTTGGTCGGTAAGCTGACGCATTTCCTTGCCGTAGTACGCTCCAATAATGGCTGACTCAAAGTCACACTCCCACTCAGCTAAATATTGGTCTTGGGTTTGCATCTTCCTAGCATCGTCTAATTCTTCTTGGGGAATTAAGCCAGTCTGACTAGCTCTTAGCGTTTTTACATACCAAGAGTCATCTTTGGTAGCGTTGTTATATATTTCCCAGAATTGGTTATGCCCTTTGGGTGTCCCAATAAACACAGCCCATCCCCTGCGGTCACTTAAAAGAGGCCTTAAAACTGCACCCCATAAGGATGGTTTCATGTCGGCAAACTCATCTAGCACTACGCCATCAAGATACAAACCACGCAGACTGTCAGCGTTATCAGCACCAAACAAACGAATCCTTGCCCCATTAATTAATTCCACCCATAGTTCTGAAACATTGTGATTAGCCCTTACAGGCTCTGAAAAGCGCATTAGGTAGTCAAAGGCAATACTCTTAGCCTGGGCATAATATGGCGCTAAATACGCATATCTGCCATCTTCCTTGCCATCAACTAAAGCCTTGTATATAAGGTCATTAATGCAAGCAACAGTCTTTCCGCAGCGTCTGTGAGCTACGATAACTGCCCAACGCTCTTGGCGCTCATGAAAGTCTAGGAATACATCTCTTGGACAATAGTCCAATTCAACCTCTAAATCATCCATATATGCGTTTTGAAGCTATTTCAAAGTAATTAGCGTCTTGTTCTATACCTATGAATTTGCGGTTTAAATTCTTGCAAGCTACGCCAGTAGTGCCAGAACCCATGCAGTTATCAAGCACAGTATCACCTTGATTTGTATAGGTTTTTACAAGATATTCAAGCAAATCTACAGGCTTTTGAGTGGGGTGAAATCCTCTTTGTTGTTTAAATTCTAATATTCTAGTGGGGTATCTGACACCATCATTAATAGTAGTTGTTTGTTTCATTAATGCGCCAGTTACTTCATTTACTCTAGGGCTTTTGTCCCTTGTAATAGAGTAAGGCTTGCCTGTTTCCATTTGTGGATTGTATAAAGGCTTACCATTAGAAAAAACACATATATCTTCTATGTTGTTTAAAGGTCTGTTTTTTACTTGAAATGGGTCTACGCCTTGGGGTTTTTTCCATATCCAGTTGTACTTAAACTGTTTAATGCTTGACGCTATCAAAGCAGTAGTAAAGGGCTGACTAGCAAATAACACTATTGCCCCATTGTCTTTAATAATGCGCTTATATTGCGCCCAAAGGGGTTCAAAAGGTATAACGCTGTCCCATTTACAAGCAGTAGTGCCATAAGGCAGGTCACAAATAATAGCGTCTATGGATTTGTCAAGGATGGTTTTCATTACTTCTAAGCAATCCCCTTGTATTAGCTTTATTTCTTCCAAGACACCACCATGCGTTGAGGTGCTTTAGCATCGCCAACGACTTCAGTCCTGGCTAACTTAGGCACAGAGTATTCAACAAGGTTTTGTACTATCTCGCAGGCTTTGGCAGGATTAGGTTGCACAATCCACTTTCCAGCAAGGTCATCATAGATGCCTTCTGCGGTGCTTTGTATCCACGATTGTATAAAAGGTAGGTTGCTATCTAAAATAGCTTTGACGGCTTCACGAGCCTCTGTAGTGGCTTTATTAGGTATTCCAGCCTTACGGCCAGCCCTATTTAAGTTCTTTTCTACAGACTTCGACAGTTTTTTATCCATACATTCTCAAGTGATTGATTTGTAAAGGTTTTAATTTTACTACAAATTTAATTTAAATAAACCCTAACTAATTGTCATTTCAACGGTCTTGTATGTAGGAAGGCAATAAAGCCAACCACCAAAACACCAGGAAATTATGCACACAAATCTAAATACCCAAGTAACAGAACAAAATGCAAATAAATCTAAAATCTTTGACAATGCTTATGTAATGGCAAAAGAGCTTTTTCCAGAGCTAAAACACCAACAATGGACAACTATAGCAAGCTGCATAATTCAAGTACTTTTTAAAGATAAACATTGATAAGGGGGCGAAAGCCCCTTTTTTAACCAACAATATCTACATCGTGTAGTCTGTTCATTGCCTTAGATAATGCCTCTTTACGCTTCATTCTTTGGTTAGCCTTCTTATTCAGAATGTTGCTATCGTCTAGCTCTAATGGAGGATTGTGGTCTTGACGCTTCTTTTGTTGCTTCTCTAGCGTAGACTGTTTATGTGGTCTAAGCATTGCATCTTCTTTTTTGTACTTGCGGCTCATGTGTTCCATTACATATCCTTCATTTTTTCAGTAATGACATCTTTTCTTGTCTTGGCGGCTTCTTTAAAGTCTTTAGCGCTTGGCGCACCTTTGCTACCAGCTTTACGCATTTTCTCACCAGAGCCAGCAGCTATACGCTTTTGCTTTGCATGAATATTGGCATAAAGACCAGGTTTCATTTAGAGTCACGCTTACCAAGGAAACGACCATAAGCTTCTTCTAATGTAGCTTTACGCTTACCTTTAGCATTATCACGCTCTACATTGAGTGCAATGGCTACTGCCTGTTTTTTAGGCTTTCCAGCTTTCATTTCAGCTTTAATATTTTTGCCTACGCTTTGGGCGCTACCTGACTTATCAAGTGGCATTACTGTCTACCTTGGAAATACTTAGCAATATTAGCCATATTTGGGTTTGCAGCATCACCTTGACCAGCTAATTGAGCATTGGCGGCAGCTTGAAGTTGAGCCAAACGGTTCATTGGTTGACCTTGCGGCATACCTTGGGGCATACCCTGTGGCATTCCTTGTGGCATAGCTTGAGGCATAGCCTGTGTAGGCATACCAGTCATAGCGCCACCAGCTACAGTACGGTTGATGTTTTGCATTAAAGCCATTTCTTCTGGAGTGTACTTGCCACTTGACTTGGACATTTGTAAGACATAAGCCATGTCTTTAGGGTTGTAGGTTGGCATAGGTACTCCTATTTAAGAAAGCGTAGTTTATAAGTGGTTGAATCTACTAAATCAGCTATGGCATCTATTAAATTGCATAGTTGCTCATCTTGCGGCAAATCTTGCCTAGCTTCTTTTATGAACTTCTGAAGGCTTTGCAAGTATTTAATTGGGTCTTTTGGCTGGTGGTATACGCTTGGGAAGGTAGTAATCTTGTCGTATGCGCCCATATAGGCTTCTACATAAGCATCTACTAATTCCACAATTCCATCGTAATACTCACCAAGAGCCATGTGCTTTGAGAAAGAATCGGTTGACCAATGAAAGAAATGGGTGTTTGTTGCGCTGTGCAACATAGTGGCGGCAAACATCGCTACATTGTCATTCATGGAAAACCTTTCAAAGTTCGTACAATTTTAGCACTTCTATTGACTCTTGCACACAATTTACCCTATGTAAAGGGCCGCCCCTCCAATTAGCAAAAAGGGTTATTTGCTGGGGAGTTAGCTTTTTATCCTCACCATCCTTAACTTCTATTAAAATAGTTTGGTCTTCATAGCACACCATTAGGTCAGGGATTCCTCCACCGACTGTATGTAAAAGGAAAACATCAGCGCCATAATCTCGTAGCGCTTTAACAACATCCTTTTGATTTTTATCAACTTTTTTAATATAAGACATAATTCTATGTTAGTGTTTGTCAACTTATAGTATAAGGCGAATCTAATGGGTGCATATTATTTAACAGATGACCAATTTATAGAAGAATGGCAATTATTAGGTTCAGCATTAAAGTTTTCTCAAAAACACCAAATGTCTGAAAGGTCTGTATATAACCGCAGACGCTCAATAGAGTCTAGACTAAACATTACTCTTAGCGCATTTAATGACCAACGCTTAGACCCAACTAAAAAAATATTTGAAACAGCAGGGCACGCTAGGCGTGGCAGAGCATTAGAAAAAGGCCATATTATTGTTTTTGGGGATTGTCATTTTTGGCCTGAAGTTTCTTATACAACCGCTTATAAAGCCCTTATAGAGCTTATCAAAGAGTTTAAGCCAAAAGCGGTAGTGTGCATAGGCGATGCTTTCGATGGAAGTCAGGCGTCAAGGCATCCTAGAATTGGTTGGCAAAACACTCCTACAGTTAAAGAAGAATTAGAAGCCTGCCAAGAAATGATGGAAGGCATAGAAAAAGTTTCTAAGGGTGCAGAATTAATTTGGACTCTTGGCAATCACGATGCTAGATTTGAAACATTTTTATCTAATGTTGGGGCGCATAGTTATCAAGGTGTACAAGGGTTTACCTTAAAAGACCATTTTCCCCTATGGAAAGGGTGTTGGACATACTGGATTGAGAACCCAGGCACTATGAATACAGTTTTTCGCCACAAGTGGAAAGGGTCTTGGTCTGGCGGCAGAAACAACACTTTGGCTGCTGGCACCCATGTTATTTCAGGTCACACACACCATTTAAGTGCAATTCAATACAACGATTACAATACTTATGGGCGTTGGGGTGTACAAACAGGCTGTCTTGCTGACCCTAGAGGCGAACAATTCATACATTACACGGAAGACGCCCCAGTCGATTGGACAAGTGGAGCAGTACTTTTAACTTATGAGCAAGGCCATTTACTTCAACCTGAATTAATTAGAGTTTTTGACGAAAATAAAGGCTTAGTAGACTTTCGTGGGAAGTTGATACATTACTAATGAAGCTCAGTCCTGCCATTATTCGTAATTTGTATAGTGCAATTTATTGCATGAAGCCGTTTTGTAGCTATAAAAATATGCCATTGCCAGAAGAAATTGAATTTATTGTAGATAAGGGTGAGGACATGGGTACATATTTATATGACCCAGGTAGTGACGACTACGAACACACTATTACTATTTCTGAGGTTCGTTGTGGGACTTTGGACACGGTTCTAAAGGTACTTCTCCATGAGTGCATCCATATGAGTCGGCACAAGAGTTCTCGCTGGACACATCACGACAAGGAGTTTCGTAAGCGAGCGCACCGTATTTGGTCTGAAATTGGTTTTGTTGACCCTCTAGAGCTTTAATTCTATCTTCGGTGGTAAATGTTGTCATTAATCAGCTCTTTTATAAATACTAATGCTTCTGTCTTTATGACCCGTGCTACCTCTATAAAGTATTGCACCAACCTCTTTCCATTCAATACTTCTATAAAACGGTCTTTGCCAATCAAGCCAAACCACATAAGCACCAGGCTTAGTTACTAAATACATTTCTCTAAATACTTGTTTTACATTTAAAGTTTCAGCTTTACACCCATATCTTGCTTGGTATTCCTTAAGCCGTTCTTCACCGTATGGGGGGTCTGCAACTATCAAATCATACTTTTTATCAAGGTGTTTTGATAGTTCCCGTGCATCTGCATACATGGTGTCATCAGATTGTGGGTTTATATCTACTTTATCGCCCTTTAAATGCTCATCATTGACCTGACCAGCATACAAATGAAGAATTTCTTGAGCGTCAGGAAAAAGGGCTTTAATCCGCTTTAAATAGTTGCCTTGATAGCCGCCATAGTAGTCATTGCTTTTAGCGTAATTGTTGCCTAAATAAATAGCACCTGTTACAAGGTTAGATTGGTCTAATTGTAGGTAACGCCCAAAAACATTGTTGTAGTTATCTATATTCATTCACACCAAGCTCTGTTTGACTTTCTGTAATAACGCTTCCTCGGTTGTAGAGAATTTTGCTTCAAAAGTTCGTCTACCCAAGAAATGAATTCCATCTTCTCCTGTGTGATGTCGAACACAGAGGGGGATAATGGGGCTTGTAGAACGCTTACCAGCCCTTCTAATGTGGTGAATGACGGCAGGACTGTCTTCCCACCCAAGCACGGAACTGCACAATATACAACCGAGTCTGGCAACTCTTGCCATATAGTTCTTTTCATCTTTAGTCATCAATCAATTCATACCAAAGTTTATAAAATTGCTTAAATTCTTCAAAGTCTTTACCTTTTTTAAAGGGTTTACCCTTACTATCAAGCAGCCAGTAATGGTCTAGATTAACACCATTGTCAGTATCGCCCACCATGATAATGACTGAAAACTTAGGGGTTTGAGCCAATGCTTGCAACATACGCTGCTGACCTAAACTAACTTCTTCGCCTAGGCGTTTCCATTCCATTACAAGAAAGTAACCTTTGCGCTCTGCAATACCATCTAAATCGCATGGCACAAAATTAGGGTTTGATTCAATAATACCTTTGAAATCACCATAATCCTTATGTGCTGCGTTGGCGTTACGCATTAAGTTAGCCATTCTTTCCTCACTTGGGCATAAGTAGAAAACTCTAGTTTTATGGTTTCTTCTGCTAGGTCGTGGGCTATTCTGGTAGCTTTGTCATAGTCTTGTTTAAGCGTAGCGTTGTGGTAACACCGTAATAACTTTTGAATACGCAAATAGTTTTCAGAGTAGTCTGTCATCTAGTCATTCTTTCTATGTTTCGGTTAGTTGCTTGTTCTGTGCGCCAGGCTTCAAACTCCATTTGAGCTTGTGCTACTTCAAGTTTTAATAAAGTTTTGTTGGCTGTTGCCGTGTCAATTTGCTCGCAATATTCTGCATATTCGCTAGAAGCGTAGGCTTCACGCTCCTGCGCCCCTAATGAGTTTTCATTAGACTTTTTCATCATAATTGCAACAATGGCTTTTTTCTTTGCGTCAAGGCCAGCAACTAAACCTTCTGCTTCTGCATATTTGTATTTAATACGCTCAAGCGTGTCAAAAGCGTTGTGTGGGTTAAATTCTTTCATTTAAGGTTCATCCATAAACCTATTTGGGCGGCAGCATAACCAAGCCAAATAAAAGCATTAGACGGTGAACCTTTAGCGTATTGGGCTAGGCCGACCACTAAATACCCAAGCCCTGTTGCTGCGACAATGTATTTTTCAATATCCATGTTTCCCATTCTCCCCTGTTTCCTGCTGCGTATTGTTCATAATAATCATTTAAAAGCGCCTCACTAAAGTTTTTTTCGCTGATGTAGTTTCTAAACCACGGCAAACCTTTTTTCTTTCGTAGGGCGCATAAATACCTTACTCCGCATTGGTGCTTATGCAAAACCAGACTTGACTCGCTCACGGTATTGGCCTTCCGTTTCTCCAGGGCGAGGTAGTATACCCAACTCCCTACCCTTATCTAACACTCCTTGTATGTTGGCATCCCACTTCTGTGCTGGTTTGTCATGCGTAGTAACAGATTTGTTAAGCCATTCAGCTTTAAACCCTACCCAGCTATTTTCACAACAGGTTTGCAAAGCATCTGAAAGGGACATCTTAGCTTTTTCTGCTTCCCTTACCAATCCTTTAAGTGCTGTTTCTGTAAGTGGCTTCTTAGCGGCTTTTCTAACCTTTAAATAATCTTCCCATAAAGACACATCTACACCGCTAGGTGGAGTAATGTTTTTAATTGGTTTATGGTTATTGGTTATTGGTTCTTGGTTATTGGTTAGGGTCTGAAGCGGTTCTGATATCAGACCTGATTTCTTTTCTAATTTGATTCTGTTGGCGTTTCTGGCAGAGTCAGCCTTGGCACGATATTTAACTATTTCGTCATCACAACGCTTATTAATCCAACCTTCTGGAGTTTCTTCAAAAAATGTACCAAGGATATATTGCACTTCATCAAGGTATTCACGCATACCAATGTTTCTAGCAACAATCGCACATTCACCTACAAAAGGTTTTTCAGCAAGGTAATAAGCGTCAATCAAACGCCTGTAGGCTAAGTCCTCTATAAGACTTAAATGCCTTGTGTGGGAGGCGTAATCGCCAATGTGAAAGGGGTAAAAATTCATACTATTCCTTTGTCAAAGGTAGTCAAAAAGGTGGGTCTGGCAGGCGGTGACTAAGCGCTTTTCGAGTTGCAACTCTAGCCTTTCCCTTGAAATTATAACTCTTGCTCTGCTAAGTGACAAAAAATGCCACATTCAATAGCTTGCTCTGTTGGGTAATCCCCAGCATCTAAAGGTAGTTCTGTAAGCCAAATGCGTTCACCCTTGTGCTTAAGGATTTTAGCCCCCACAGTACGCTCCATAAGCGCCATACGGTCAAATTGCTGGGGAAAGTCGTGTCGAATCTTATTCCAGTACCCAAGACCGCCTTTAACGCACCCAATACAGTTATTGTTTTGGTATCCAAGTTTATACATTGCTGGTAATTCAATGCCAGCACGGTCAATCATTGCCAAGCAATCAGACTTTTTAAGTCCTTTTTCTATCAAAATAGACCATAAATTAACATCATTGTTGGCATCAATGAACCTATCTACACGGTCTTGTTCTTCTGCCGTGTAACCAAATACTTGCTTGTCATTAGGCAATTCAAACGCTTTACGCATATCTTTTTTAAGGTGTACCGTACAAGGCGCACCACCAATACCAACAATATATTTACGCTTTTCAAATACTTCATAAATACTGCCGTTGTACTTGTCGTTTTGAATAACTTTTATGGGTTGACCAAACCACTTTTCACAATCATGCATAAACCGTAAATTGTCAGGATGTTCTTCCCTTACATGGCAATAAACTACTTCTACAGGAATTTTGCTTTCTGCAATAGCTAGTTTGGTAGCTACGGCACTTGCTGCACCGCAAGAAAACCAACTAATAACTCTAGTCATTCTGTTGTCCAAAAGCGTTGTTTTTTAACAACTCAGGCCATATAAGCCAAAAGTTAGTAGGAAACAAGTCTTGGCGAGTTACCAAGCCATGACTTTCTTTTTCAATCCTAGCGCCCAAAAGCATATATTTATCGGCTGGAATACCACGCACACGCCAGTTAGACACGGCTGCGTTATCTACCATACACATCCTAGCCACCTTTGCTGTACCCCCCAAAAGGTCAATAATTGCACCGTCTGAAATCTTTAATTTTCTGTCCATTCACGGAGTTTAACCTAAATGTTGTTTATTTGCATAGACTTTACTTTTTTTATTTACCTGTGTTAATATTCTTTACATAGCACTTTTGCTATGTTCATAAGGGGAAAATTATGAAAACTATCAAAAATTGGCAAATGGTATTGATGTTAGTTGTGTTGTTTATTGTGGGGCAGTTGGTTTATGGCTTTTATAAATAAGGGGAATGACATGGATGAAATGCATGAAGTAATGAATGAAATGGAAGAACGCTTAGAAATAGCGTTAAACAACATGGAGTACGGCACAGATATATCAGCCGATGATATAGATGTTATTCGTGCTGCTTGTGGCAAACCAAACAACAAACGCAATGTATTACTACAAACTGTGTTTAACGACTTTGGTAATGTATTTGGAGGTTCAAAATGACCCAATCAGAAAACATTGCAAGCCTAGCCAAAGCGCTATCAATCGTACAAGGGAAACTAACCTATGCTGTTAAAGACTCTGCTAATCCTTTTTTCAAAAGTAAATATGCTGATTTGGAGTCTGTGTGGGATGCTTGTCGCAATCTTTTGGCTGAAAACGGCCTCTGTGTTATGCAGTTTCCTGGGCTTTATTCCGACCTTGATAAGTCCATGTCTTTAACAACCATTCTTTCCCATACTTCTGGGGAATGGATTAGTCAAGAAATGTCTGTGCCTGTAACTAAAGCTGACGCACAAGGCGCTGGGTCGGCTTTAACTTATATGCGTAGATACGCATTAGCAGCAGTAGTAGGAGTAGTACAAGCAGACGATGATGGTAATGCCGCATCGTCACCTAAACCAGTAGTAAAAGCAAAGGAAATTTAATGGCTTACATACCAAAAGAGGGTAGCGGCTCGCTATTCAAAAATGACCGCAAAACAACCGAAAATCACCCAGACTATACAGGCTCTATCATGGTCAATAACCGTGAACATTATCTATCTGCGTGGGTTAAGGAAGGCTCTAAAGGCAAATTCTTTAGCGTATCTATTGGCAAAGAAAAAGAAGTCAAAGGTTTTAAGCCAGCAGGGTCTGACGAAATTGTAGATTCAGACCTACCATTTTAGGAGATGGACATGCTAAGTCATATCAAAGATGTTATTGGCGACAAAGCCATTATTTCTACAGAGCCTTTTGGGGTAGATGAGGAAAGGCAGTTAATAGCATTTGAGGTCAATGACTTAGCTGCTGTACTTCGTGATGTAATACAGGTCTGTGCCGACTGTTGTGTAAATACTACAGACAGGGAAGCAATTTTAGAATTATTGAATTAAGCAGTTTAAAGGGGAAAACATGAGTCAGCATTGGTATTGCGCTTTAACTGGCGCACCAAGATATACAAAACTGGGCAAGAACGGCAAAGAACGCTCAGTAACGCTTCGTGACGCTAAAGCAGAGCCTGGTACTTTAGTTCCATCTGTGTCTACCATAAATGGGCAATTATCCAAAGATGGGCTAAATACATGGCTTCAAACAGAGGCCATTAAAGCTGCTGCGGAAAATCCACGCCAAGAAGGTGAAGAAGAAAAAGACTACATCAGCCGAGTGCTGGAATTGTCTAAGAGAAAATCCCAAGAAGCTATGACTAGGGGAACTCTTATACATGACTTTATAGAGAGCTTCTACAACCAAGAATATTTACCAGAGATGCCTACCTATGTCCGTAAGGTAGATGAGGCTATAACGGCTCATTTTGGGGCGCAGCTATGGATTGCAGAGCAAAGTCTGGTTAACCAAGAAGGCTATGGCGGCAAGTGTGATTTATATTGCAAAGCAAAAGGGGACTTTGGTGGGGTTGTTATTGACTTTAAGACGACAGAAAAATCCCCTGGTGATTTAACACCCTATCTAGAGCATACACTACAGCTTGCAGCCTATAGAGAGGTGTTAGCACCTACCGCTAGGTGTGCAAATGTGTATATAAATGGCGTAACTGGGGAAGTTGCCATCTATGAACACAGCGAGCAAGACATTCGTGATGGGTACGAAATGTTTTTGGCTTTATTAAAAATATACAAACTTAAAACTGGTTTAAACTAATTCACGAGGCGGTAGGTGTGCTTTCCCCTTTGCACAACCACACATCACGGAGTCCTGCCGCCTCACCTTATTTAAGGGCGCTAAGCCGCCATAACAGGATGCAGTAAGTTAGGGTTTTTGCGGCTTTCCACCTAACAGCTAGTAACTGCTAAATGTTGCCCTGTTGTATTTATGCAAAACTTAGGGTAAACACCTATGTAAAAGACTTACAATTACTAATAAATTAGCTACATCAGGTCATCACACTAGTTAGACAAGTACTCGCAGACGAACGCTCATCATAGAATTTGACCTGATATTTTTTTAAAAAGGGGAATTAAATGAAACGATTATTTTTATTTGCACCATTAGGTTTGGTTGCTTGCAGTTCTTTTGATGTACCAAATGCAAACCTTGAAACTGACAAAACCACTTACCACATGAGTAGAAGCCAGGTAATCCTTGGAATAAATGAGTGTGAGTCTGCTGGCACAAGACCAGTTGTTATTAGCGCCAAGCGCAAAATCAACGGTGTGACATCAGATGTACCTGTAGAGGTAACTTGCCACCCACGCTATAAGATTTTTAATTGATTAGCGAGTATGTAAGGCGTGTATTTGAGGGAGAAGCGCCCTGTGATAAGTGCGACCAAGCATCAGACTGTAAAGAGTTTGAATGGGCTTGCAGGGCGTTTTCTTCTTATGTCTTAAATGGCACATTTCAAGATTTTACGGTTCGTATGCCTACTAAAGTCATGTTTAACAAAATCTTTAAAGAAGATGACAAAGCGCTTAAAAACTATTTAAAGTCAATTAGGGCTAAAAACAACCAAGACACATTGTTTGATTAGGGTAAAAATGAATATTCAAATTGAAATAGTCAAAGAAAATGAAGATGGTTCAGCCGATGCTTTGGTGCATTTTGACAAAGAAGGTCTTGGAATATTGGTAGAAACTGGAATTATTAGTATTTTGCGCCAATATATTGAACAGGAAAAAAATGCTAGTAAAAGAAAAAGACGGAAGTCTAACGGTTAATGTGAATGGGGGAAAAGTAACTATGAGTACACGCAGCTATGGAATGATGGGTAAAACCTATAAATCGGCTCAGGAAGCGTTTAAAGATGCCGACTACTATGTAGCTATACAACGACCTGAAAAAAGCGAACAGGGAGTGTTTTGGGGCTTTGTAGGGGCATTGCTGATTGTAGCTATATTTGGATACGGTTTTTTCTTGACTATTAACCGTTTTTAGTCATTTGCAGGGCTTCGGCTTCTTCGCTATCTACACGGTTAAGCCAGCCCTTGCCAAATATGGGAAAGTTCTTTAATGAACGGTAGTATTCCCTGCGAGATTCAGAGAATTTTGCGATAAGAGTTGCACTATTACTGTCGGAAATAAGTCCTCTTGTTGCAGGGCCAATAACTCCGTCAGGTACGCATCCAATAGATGACTGAAGCAGCTTAACGCTCCTACCTGGCCCTGCGTTAACTCCCATTGAAAACACAACAAAGTCGAGTCCCCTAGGTAATACTTCTCCATAGCAAGGCCTCCAGTATTTCAATTCATATAAAGGTGCTACATCTTCTTTAGTTAGCTTTTTAAGGCTTTCTACAGTATGACCTATATATTCTTCCCAGACACGCTTGGTAACGCCTAAGTTTGTTTCGCCACCTGGGTCAGAGGGATGATTTACCCAGCCACCTTCAGCTTTTAATACTAAATCTAAACACTCTTTAAAATTGCCAATCATTTGATGTCTATCTGTTGCCTAATCCAGTCTTGCAAAGCTATTGTTTGGGCTGTGGTTTCAGCGCAGAGTCCAGCAATTTCGTTGTAGGCGGCAATAACATTAGCTGTGCTGGGGGCTGAGGAAATGCCTGACACTCCACCGCTACTGGGGTTGTTCCACACGCTAGTAGACTTATAGTACTGGCGCACAGCAGCAAGTTTAGCTTCGTATTCATTTTCAATGCCTTTCGTTACTAGGGCTTGTTGTTTAGTAATTGATGCTACTTGTGCTTCTTGAGCTTTGGCGGTGTTTAAGACTTCTAGCTTAAATGCCTTGTAATCTAAGTTGCGGACATACCAACCAGTAGAAAAGGCAACAACAAGAAGTGCGCCAGCAATCCCAAGTTTCCAGTAATCTATCATTTTAAAGGCCCAGTAGTAATAAAGCGCAATATAGCAGTAGTAATACCAATGCTAACGAGAATAACGCCATAATATTTAGCATCAATGACCGACTGTAGGTAAGGGAATCCAGCCTCTAATGCGCCAAATACAACTAACGCAAAAGAGAACCACATTGTCCTACTGCGTATCATTTTGGCACTTCGAAACCGTGTGTAATGAGCCATAGATAACCTAGCAAAGCAATAAAAGCATAGCCTATAGTTCTTAAAGAAAACCATCCAAACTGGGTGACTTTCTCATTAAGCCATTCTTTAATAGCTTCTTTAACAACATCTTTGTCTAGGTCTGCCATAACTGCTCACTTTTTGGTTGGTTTACGAACAGTTTTCTTGGCGGCTACTTTTGTAGCTTTCTTAGCAACAGGCTTAACTTCTTTTTTTGCAGGAAAGTCAAAGGTTTCAATCTTTGGTTGAAATCCAAACTTGTCTAATATCCATGTGAATGTAAAGTTCATAGTTACGCCTTAATGGCTCGTAAGCCTTCTAAAGTTGTTGCGGCATCTGCTAATTTAGTAATATCACGCAGACGGTTTTTTTCAGCAACGATAGCTGTAGTGTCGCTACCAGCTTCTTGCGCTCTTTGGAAAGCTACATCTTGTGCAGTAAGCAAAGGATTGCGCTCTACTCTCAGACGCTTTTTGGTGATTTCTTTAGCTTTAGATAAATTAACTTCTACTTTGCCGCCTATTAGCTCCCAAGCATCAAAGAAGTCATTGTGCTCATTAGGTAAAGACGAAATATCAACAATTAAAGAGCCTTGCGGTGTATCTTTTTCTTGTACCGCTTCAATAGAAATTTCGCCAGCAGGAATACATACTGCAACATTTCCAGCTTCAGTTGTATAAATGATTGCTTGTGACATTTTTTATCCTTAAGTGCTAAATATTGCAATTCTACAATCAGCAACATCGCTATTGCCAGGGTCTAAATTAGTTGCTCTGTATGCTGTTTGAAATCTATACGCTGATGTAGTAACCGAGTATGTTGATATTGTTCCGTTTAAATTAGAACTTGCTGGCACATCACCAATTCCTGAAGCATTACCTATAGCTGCGTAATTAGTATTAGACATAGATGTTGTAAATGTTACGGTGTAATCCCCTGTGGCGTTTCGAGTAACGCTTGAAACATTGAAAGAGGAGCGAATAGTCGCAGTAGTACCATTAAAATCTACCCATGCTCTTGTAGAACCTTTAATGCAATTAGTAGTAGAAGTGGTGGTTGTGCCATCACTTATGCTTGGAAAAGCTAAAGTAGTGCCATTAAATGTAAGGTTAGCAGAACCAGCCAAAGCTCCACTATTGTTGTATTGAACTTGTGTATTTGAGCCGCCTGCAACACCGCCTATAGGAATCCAACTAGCAGCATAATATCCTTCAAAATTGCTTAAAGTGCTGTTGTAGCGCAACATACCTGTCGCTGGAGTAGGCTGTTGAGCAGTTGTTCCTACTGGTATTTTTAATGCTCCTGTGCCATTAAATTGGCTATTTGCGGCAAATGTAGCAACTCCAGTTACATCAAGAGTGCTAGATAAGGTAGTAGCACCAGTAACTCCTAGTGTGCTATTTGCAGACAAAGTAGTAAATTTACCGCTAGAGCGTGTAGTTTCACCAATCGTTGTACCGTTGATTGTGCCGCCAGTAATGTTTACATTGGTAGTAGTAGCGGCTACAAATTGGTCATATTCAATAGCGTTTCCAGCTACTGTGCCAGGCTCAAGGTTAGTAATCTTGTTGGTGTTCATGTCTAAATCACCAACCATCGGTGTTTGACCATCAGAAGCAACAGAACCAGTTAAGGCTGAAGCAATGTCTGTAAGGGTGCTATTTGCCCATGTGGAGGCAATAACTGTACCTGTAACTACTGGATTACCAGCAGGTAGGTTATATGTTCCTGTGCCGTTTCTACTCATTTTTTCTTCCTTAATGCTTCAGCTAAAGGGTTGTAATTAATTGACTCTTGAATTTGCTTTTTAAGGGCAGTTTCTTTGCCTTTTTGGGCAGCATAACTAGCTAGATTACTAACGCCAGGCACACGAATACCACCTATTTTATCAAGTGCAGTAATAATTGCACTAGAAGTGTTGGAGTAGTTAGCAGCGCCTTTTAATGGGGCATTGACATTAATAGTGGTTTCTAGCAAATTTCTAATTTCTTGTGCGCCAGCTTTGCCAAATATATAGTCTAATTTGCCGTCTTGGTCTAACTGTGTTACTACAGACTTAAATTTAGCAGGGGAAACTACAGGATTACCAAATGAGTCTACATCTACAGATTGAGAAACCTTGTCTTTAATGTATTGAATAGTTTGACCTTGCAACTCTTTAAATGCTTGCTGACCTTCTGGGCCTGCTTTCTTTAAAGTCATGCCAATAGCACGAACATCATCTAATGAACCATTTAAAATAGCATGGTCAAATACATCTTCAAATGCTACTGAACGGTCTGTAGTGCCTGGTTTTTGACGCAATAATTTATCTACATAACCAACATTTTCAAACTCACGACCAAACTTAGTACGCAGTTTACGAGCTTCTTGATACAACTCGCCACCTTGACCTTCAGTCATTTGATTAATAAGGTTTTTCATGGTTCTGGCATGACCTTCGCCAACTGTGCCAGGCTCGTAGTTTTTATTAATAAACTGGTAAATATCTTCTAAATTATTAATAGAAATTTGACCTGTTTTATTCTTAGGGTCATTTTTGGCAATTTCTTCATCAACAGCGCTAATAATTGGTGCTAATTTACGCTTAACAGTAGGCGTTTGCTCATCAATATAAGCCTTTAATGGAGCATAAGATACTGGTTGCTGTGTTTCACCAGATTCTCTAGCGGCAGTATAAGCAGCATTAATTTCTGCTTTAGCTTTGTTTGCAGCACCTACCAATGCCTTGTCTACTACTCGACCAGTTTCACGCAAACCATAGGTTTCTTTGCCTGTAGCGTCTACAAATGCGTCAAAGTTTTGCAAAATAGCGTCATTACGCTTGGCTTGAGCTTCAATTAAAGGTTTGCCTAATTCTGTAAAACTCTTAGGCGTTTCAATTTCAAACTTTTGCTGACCTAAATCACGCAATGCCTGACCTTTGCTTAACTCTACAGGCACTCTTAATTGTTGTGCCATTTGTACTCTGCTTACCGCTTCAGGCACTTCAGCAGCGCCTACTCCTGAAACTGTTACAGAAGCATTTGGCTCTCTACGCAATGCTTGAGCCATTGTGTTTACTGCTGGTCTAGCAGATTGAACCGCTTGACTAATTGCAGGTCTAACAGCGCCAGCAGCTTGAATGGCAGAAGGAATAGCGCCAATATTTCCAAGATAAGGTGGTATTTTTGCTGTTTCTAATGCACCGCCAATGGACTCTAAAGCGCCCACAGAAGCAGGGGATGTTGGCTGAAACTGTGTTGCTTGCCTTGCTTGTCGGTAATATTCATTTTGAGCTTGTGGACTACCGCCTTCTATAGCGTTTCTACCAACCCCATAAATCATTGATGCAGGCATAGAAACCATTGCACTACCAATAGTTGCAGGTACTTCATACAAAGCCTTTAACTTGTCTATCATTGAAGTTTTAGGTTCTTCAATAGGCACTTGCTTTGGCATTTGACTTGCCACTAATGGCACATCAGGCTGTAAAGTAGTCGTTTTAGGCGCAACAGAGCCAGCTAATTTAGCTTGTAACTGAGCTTTTGTTACCCCTTCAGGAACATCTTTAACAAGAGTGCCATCTGGCATTAAAACATCCATGTCTTGTCCTTATGGCAAATCGTTAAAATTAACCACTTTTTTAGGCGCAGCATTAAATTCTTCAATTTGTCTTTTGCCTGGCCCTGCTTGAATTTCCATTGCTTTAATAGCAGTTTCTCTAGCGTGGCGTTTTTGTGCAATAGTTTCATTTGTATCGCCAGGCTGTGGAAAGTATTTTTGTGATTCTGTATAAAATTCAGTAGGACTAATTGCTGCGCCAGATTCTTTACGCAATACAGCAGTTACAAAGTTTTTCCTTGCTGCGTCTACTTGTTGCTGTTCTGAGCTTGGCCCACCTAATGCGCTTGGCAATACATTCATGCTTGCCTGTACGCCTTGTTGCATTTTTTCGCCAACAAAAGGAGTCATACCTACAATTCCACCTATGGTAGACCTAATAACACCAGTATCTTTTACGCCTTTTTTCTCTAAATCATTTAATAATTGATTTGACTCTTTCATACGCATACCAAAAGCAGTAGCGTTACCTTGAGTTTCTGTAAGTTTTCCACCGCTCATTTCTTGAGCAAATTTTTGTTGCTCTAAACCAAATCTTGCACCTTCTAATCCTAAACGAGCTTTAGCATTAGCAGCTTCAATTTTTTGATATTCAGACATTTGATTCTTAAAGTCATTAAGACTGCCTGCATAGCCTTGAGCCTTAACTGCTTTGTATTCTTTTTCAAGAGTAGTAGGCTCAGGATTCATTTGCTTAAGAATGGAAGGCACATATTCTTTACCAGCGCCATAAGGATTCATTTGAATCATTTTTAAAGCACCAGCGTAATCTGCTGCTTGCTCTGGGTATTGAATAGAAGGAGCAACACCTCTGTATGCAGGGCCAGCCACTTCTTCTGCTCTAGCAGCTTGAGGAGTCATCTTATTAATAATCTGCTGTTCAACATCCCCTTTATTTTCTCTAATAGCTTGTGCTAATTTAGCGGCTTCAGTATCAGCTTTTCCACCTAAATAAGTACCAACAGCAGTTTGAACTAATGGCAAAATGTTTTGAAAAAATGAAGGAGCAACATAACGATTACCAATCATTTGACCTTGTGCTTGTTTTTGACCTTGCTGCATCAACAAAGCCGCCATTTGTTGTTGGCGATTTAATTGTTGTTGTTGAGCAAATTCTTCTGCCGACATTGTGCCAGCTTGACCTAAGTTGTATCCGTCTGCCATGATTAGTATCCTGCCTGTTGATAAGCTGGGTCTAAATACTGCGGCATAGGCGTGCTGTAATCAGTTACAGGCGCAGGTTTGCTAGGGTCTTTTTTGCGTAATGCCATAGCCATAGCCAATTGATTTGCGCCAGCCCCACCTTGTGCAGTTTGACCAGATTGCATAACTTGTTGATTTTGCTCATTAAGAGCAGCATTTTGCATAGCTTGTTGTGCAGCAATGTTTTGAAAAACAGGCTGTAAACCCTGTTGGTCTTGCATTTGCTGAAACTGAATATATGGGTTCATAGAAGTCCGTAATCTACGACTTTATAGCCGTCATCAAGAGTCTTAACTGCATAAGGGAACACTTTCTCAACTTCTTGAGCCATAACGCCATAATGCGTACCATAACCAGCTAACGGATGGTCTTTAAACTCATCTTTGTATTCATACTTATACATATTTAAACCATTAGCTAATACGCCAACAGGCTCAATATGTTCTTTAGTGCGAATGTCAGACATTGCAATAATTCCTGCGCCACCAAGCCCCATTAAGCCTTGGTTAAAGTTTGATTGAGCCGCTTGTTGAGCATTAAAATTGCCCATTTGAGCGTTGTAGCCCATTTGACTAGCGCCTAACATATCAGCACCAGCAGTAGTAGCTTGCTGTGGAATGTTAGAAATATAACTAGGGTTGGTTACTTGTGAGCCACTACGAATAGCGTTAAGCGTATTAATAGGTTCGTTACGAATATAGCCAAGTTGACCAAAGCCCTGTTGATTGGCGGCAAGACCTGTGTTTGTACCTTGAATAACAGCGCTTGTCATCAAATCATTTTCTTTTTGACTTTGTGTTAATGCTGCCCTTCTGTAAGCCTCAGAATCTACTGGTATACCCTGATTAGCCATTTTGACATCAAACGCTTCACGATTTTGCTCAATCTGTGGCTGAAGTCTACGCATAATAGAATCTTGCATAGTTTCGCCAGGATTAATGCCAGTTTGAGCCAGTTGACTTGTATCAAATGGCTTAGAAATCATATTTTGAACATAACTAAGACCTTGATTTTGTAAATTACCAAGATTAAGGCTAGTTTGATTTTGAATGTCTAATAATTGTTGCTGTTCAGGAGCAAGTTTTTGTGTTGACGACCATGTAGGGTTGCCATAAATATCCCATTGCGATTTTGGGTTAATGTTGTACTCTAATGAGCCGTAAGGGGTGTATTGATTTACACGGTTTGCAGCCGTAGCTTGTTGAGCAGCGGCTAAATTACCTGCGGCAGTTTGTTGCGCTGCACCTGCGTAATCTGGAGCACTAGGCGCACTTGGCGCAGGCCCTAATCCTAAAAATCCACCACCACCCATGTCATTCTCCTCTTGCTGTCCTTAAAGGGCATTTGATGTCGAGAAATCGACAATCTTCACGCCTCATAGCCATAATCACTAAGTCACCATCCATGTGAGCATCTGGGATTTCGGCTACCACTTTAAAACCAAGGTGTCGGTTCAATCTTAGGGCATCTTCATTACTGCCACAAATTTGCCCTAGTATAACGCTAACTCCAAGTTTATTAAAGGGATAATCGAAAGCCGCCCACAGCAAATCTCGACTCATCCAGTTCACTTCACCTACTGCCGCAACATGCATTTGACACGCATTTGGCATAAAGCTACAAAACCCTACGACTGCTACTAAGTTACCATCTAATTCTTGACCTATACATACTGTTTCTGTTGGTAATGGGTGGTTCATCATACGAACCAGCCAATCCCCCATATATTGCTGGTTTTCTGTGGTCACCCTACGCAATTACAGTACCCCTCCTTTTTCCATTACAAAGTCAGTTGAAGCCCAATGTAATTCTAAACCTTGGGAGGCGGTATTTAAGCTAATTGAGCCTGCATAACCAATACCAGTAACACCTTGCCATTCTTTACTAATAACGCTACCGCCCCATTTTTTATTGTCCCAAGTGGCAACATCCCAAATACCAGTTTGGTTTAGAGCAGGGTTAAAACTTAAACTTTGGCTTAAGTCTTGTACTTCAAAGTCGGTACTTAAGCCGCATAAAACGGTAGGCAAAGCGCCTTGAAGTTGAAATATTGGTCGAACCATTGTGAAGCGTTTTTGTTGCCCACGACTGTCAAAATAAGAATAGGCTTGCTGTACCGTAGCGGTGATGTTAGTGCCAGCGTCTGAATAACCACTATAGTATTTGCCAACAAATCCGTTACCGCCAAAGTAAATGCTTTCACCGCTTACTTCAAAGCAGGCAGCGTTAATACCAGTAAATTTAGCCCAAGACTTTGTAATGGTGTGCATTACATATTGCTCATAAACGCCATTTCCAACAGGAATATTAAGAATAAGCATATTAGCTTCAGCTAAGTAATTGATTTGCCAACCAAAATTAGCAGAATACAAACTAGCCGCTTGGCTAATAGCATAGAAAATCTTGTCAGTAATATTGATTTTTGGGTCTAATCGGCTTGATTGCAAAGCAGAAGCCATAGGCACTAAACCGTCTTGGGTCAGCAATAACATATCGCCAGCCCACTTAAAAAAGCATCTACGGCTAAAGGTTTGACCCATTTGCCATACGCCAATCAGCTTCCAATCATTAGGGTCTGACGGATTTCCACCACTATAAACAATGACTTCGCCTTGACTAGTAACAAAGGCTGCATAGTCATCAACGCCATAACCAGCATCTAATGTCCATGTACCCATAGCTTGAAGGTAGCCACCTCTGCGAGCAATTCCACCAAGGTTAAAGCTAGTTAATGCACCGTTAATAGAGTCAACTGGTAAATACCAAAAAGTAAGGCTGTTTTCTTCTACAAAAAACAGTCTATCCCTGTAAAGATTAATGTTGACTAGTTTGTCGCCATCTACGCCAGTTATGTAAAAGTTAACAGCATAAGTACCTACAACAGTTGCATTGCCACTTGGGGCAGTCGCCATTGTGTAAGTAAAAGTTGTAGAGCCAGTAACGGTAATTCTGTATGTACCGTTAAATTGAGCAGGTGTAGCACCAGTTACGGTAATTTGATTGCCTGTTACTAAACCATGAGCAACAGCAGTAGTAGCAGTTGCTGTAAGGTTGCCTGTGCCACCTCTAGTAAGAGTGCTAATTGTTTGAGCAGTAGATGTGGCGGCAGATTTTACCCATTGTGTGCCGTTATAAACGACCATTGGGTCTGCACCATTGACTGCTGCTAAAAACGAGCCACCAGCCGTTGTAATCATTACATGCTGTAGTTTTCCGTTACCAAGGCTTACAGGAAAGGCAGAAGTAGCTGTAGCGGTAGAGGCATCGTATATATCACCATTGTTGTTAACGGCAAATAACTTTTGTACTGTAGGGCTACTGTAGTTCATCAAAGATTGAACTTCACCAGTAATACCTATAGAAGTTTTTACATACCCCTGTCTAAGCGTTACATCCGATGGCGTTGGAAAAAAGTTAACCATTTGGACAGCATCCAAAGGACTCATTTCTGCCAATGCATCTCTAGCGTTCCAACCACCAATAGGGGCTGGCAAACTGGCTGTAGTTGCTGAAAACTTCTTAGCTTGTCCTAAAATCATAATTAGCTTCCATAACCAGTATCAGGGATATTAGCGTAGCCAATAAGTACCTTAGATGGGTAAGGAGCAAATGAAAGGTTAGCTGCGCCTTTGTCATTAGATTTAGCAATGGTTAAATAACGCTGGTAATCTTGGGTTAAAGCAGTTGTGTCAAAAGACTTAATTTGGAAATACTTAAGTTTAGTAGACAAAACCATGACACGGTCATCTAAAACCGTTGTGTCATCATCAGCAGTAAAACTGTTTTTTATAGCTCCATTTACGCTTCTTGCCCAGCCTTTACTGCGGTATTCCCAGCCTAAATACTCGTTGGTATTCATTACAGGCCATATTTGGAATTGATTATCTAGTATTCTCCAGCGCACTCGTGGGCCAGTAGAAATATAGCCAGACTTAAGCCATTGCCATTGTTGTGCATCTTCAGGCCCTAACATTTCCCAATGCTTTGACTTGTCCCATTGGGTACGGTTAGTAATGGTTTCAAAGTCAGCAGGAAGGTCGTAAGCGGTCTGAGCGCATACTACTGATTGCACTCCATTGCCAGTAGCCATTTGGCTCATTACTACTACTTTTGTAGTGTTATTGGCGCTGACAACATAAGTGTCTTGAGGAATGTTATAGCCTGTTAACTGCCATTGGCTATCAACAGCACTTAAATCTGTGCCAGCCTCAAAAGTCAAGTTATACGAACCATTGACAGTTGTGGCGTTGGCGGTTATAGATTGAGTGTAAAAACGATATTGCACTTGTAGCGCTTGCCAATCGTATTCCTTAATGAGGTCATATCCTGAGCCATTCATCAGGGCTAGGATTTGCTGCACATCTTGGGAAGGATTGCCAATAACAAAGCTAGGTATAGACAAATTTAGCTCTGCTGCTGTTTGCTGGACAAGTTGCAACATCGTTTGGGACATATTAGACCTCTGCTTCTACTTTTGGTTTGCGTTTTTTGGGAGTATTTTCCGCAACAGCCGCAAGTAGCGCTGACATCTGCTCTTGCATAGCAGCCAGCTTCGCATCTGTTTCTGCCTTGATTTTATCATTTTCTTGGCGTAATGCTTCTAATTCTGCTTGCCTTTGAGCAACTTCGGCAGAATCAGTAGCTAAATTCAAGAAAGCCTTGGCTTTTAGACGGAAATTATGCGGTGACATCCCTGCAACCATGCCAATTCTCTGAAGTTGTTGGTCAGAGCAGTCAGCAATAGACTCTACTGTGTGGAATTTAAGCCCACGCAATTCATCAGCCTGGCTACGAGTAACTTGAGGCCATTGGTCTAAAGGCGTACCAATAATATCTTCATGGTTTGCTACTTGGTTTTGATAATGCGCCCATTGGCGTGGAAAACGCTGTTTATGGGAATCTTGGGCGTATGTGTCAATTTCTGTCAAATTATCGCCAGGAATCATAATGCGGACAAAATCAAATTCTTTAAAAATTGGTCTACCTGCTTCGTCTGAAGCAATGTCTTGCTTAACGCTTTTTTTATAGAATTGGACTGCTAATCGTGCATCTGCACCTTGAGTATCGCTATCTATTGCCATTTTTAATGCTCCTAAGTGGTTAGGGGGTTATAAAAAAA